TCATCTATCCACAGGCGTAGCGGGATGAATACTTTTATCTTGTAATCTTTCCTTTTCCTCTAATGCATTTATCTTAAATCTTAATAAATCATTATTTTCCTTTAATAATGAATAATCAGATTTTAATTTTTCAAAATCCTCTTTTAATTTTATATGATTTTCTAAATCTTGATTGTCAACAGTCGTGTCATCTTCGCTGAACCGCCAATCTTTAGTCATCTCACCTTTACCAATCATTATCCACTCAACAGATATATTATAGTAAAGACAAAAAATTGATATTAGTTCAGCCGATACATTAGTTCTTTTTTTCAATATTTCTGAAAAAGTACTTGGTTTTAAATCTAAAACCGCCGCTACTTTAGATTTATTATCTCCATTATCACTATAAATGATAAACTCTACCGCTTCTACAAACCTTGTATTTATTAGTTTTTTCATAATTAATGAAATTATTTTTCAATTATTTTGAATTTCATTTGTTTAATTCAATATTTCTGAATTATATTTGTCCCTGTAAAAGTACAATCAATAACAATGGACAAAACTAAACAAAAAAAATCGGTTTATAACGACACAATCATAAAAGGAATAATGGAGCGATATGGTTTCAAACGAAATTATGTTATTAAAGCTATTCGTGGCGACCGTGTTGGTAAAATTCCTATTCAAATGCAAGAGGAGTATAAAGAACTACTCCGTGAAACAAACCTCATTATTAACAAAAAACTTGACGAATTATGAAAACAACAAAAACCAAGTACCATCTCAATAGAGATTGCACGCACCTAGTAATCGAAAAGATATTTTATTTTTTTGGTTTTGAAATAGATAGACAATTAACCACTTTAATTTTTTGAAAATGATAAATACAGCAAACCCACTAGCCCAGCAAATGACTAAAAAATTAGAAGCTACCAAACATTTTTTTAAAGTAAATAATATTGAAAAGCCCACATTTAAACAACTACACCAAGTGGGATTGAATACTAGAGAAAGGAAACGGTATCGGTTGATGATGCGTTAGTTATTGTTAGTTGATATTCTTGTGCAAATGCTTTTAAAATATTCATTTTATGGTCATGATCTAAAATATTTGCAATAAATGAAACACTAAATTTAAGGTGAGAAAAGCCAGCTAAATCAGCAATTTTAATACTGGAACATTCAAATTCAAAAATTTCACAAAGCATTTCACATTTATCTATGATATCGGTACAATCGACAACGCCATTACCATAAATATCAACAAATTCAAACATTACACAAATTTCTTTTAAAGCCATATACTATTTTTTACAGTTGAGAGCGTAAAGATAGTAAAAATCCCGCCACGGCTTGTGTGGTTTCGACACCACAGCGGGAACACACGAGCGCTAGCGAACTGGCGAAGCAAATAAAATTTCATTTAAACAATGTTTAAATTATGTACGAATACCACAATAACATCCTTTCAATTCCTGCTAAACTTCTTTATGAAGATTGGGGCTTGATGACGTATAAAACTTATTTATCAATGTGCTATCGTAAAAAACTCATACGCACCAAAGAAGGACGTGGAGCGGGAAACGAAGCCTTTGTAAGTTTCCACGATTTACCAATTGATATAAAAACTGTGTGCGTTCAAAAATTAGGTAACCCAAAAGAAGTCGTGGTTCGTAATCAATTAGAAAATTACATCCTACCCGATCCAAAGGCAATTCAATTTTTTGCAAGTCACCGCAAACCAAACGGCAAACCATTAGCAGAGGAAGACCAAAGAGAAAGAGCCACCAACGCAATGATTTTAAACGCCATTCAAATGGTGTTTAAAGATAAAGGTGTTATGGTTAAAATGTTTGGCAAAAAGAAAACTTTGATTTGGCAAAACATCAGCGAGGCAGTTAATGCAATCAACCCTAACAAGTGGACTTATTCACTACCCGGTAATGCTCGAAGCCTACAACGTAAATATGATAAATATTTGATTGAAGGCTACAAAACATTTATCCACGCAGGCGAAGGATTAGAAAACGCTCGTGTTATCAAAGGCGAAATTGCCGATTTTATCCTTGCCCAATATTGCCTACCTACCAAGTTAAGTATTCCAATGGTTTTGTGGCGATATAATGAAGTGGCAGAAAGCAAAGGATGGCCCGAAATTACAGAACAAGCCATTCATAACTTTTTAAACGAACCCGAAAGAATGCGTATTTGGACACTGGCACGCCATGGCAAAGAAGCCTACGACCGCAAATACAAACATACACTTACCCGTAACAAATCGGACTGGTTTCCAAATAGCTTCTGGGCGATTGACGGTACAAAACTGGACTGGATACACTATTGGGAAGACAGCGACAATAAAATGGGTGCAAAACTTAAAATTGATGTAATGTTTGACGTGTATTCCGAAAAAGTAATCGGTTGGAGTTTGAGTTTTTCAGAAAGCCATATCGACCACTTTAAAGCAATAAAAATGGCGGTTAATGAATCACAATGTCGCCCTTATTATTTGACTTATGACCATCAATCTGGGCATCAAATGGATAGAATGCAGGAGTTATACGATAGCTTGGTGGCAGTTGAAGGCGGAACGCACTTTGCAAATAAGGTAAAAAGTCATAACAACCCTGCAGAACAATTATTCAATCGTCTGCAACAACAGGTTATCAATAAATTTTGGTTTTCAGATGGGCAAAGTATCAAAGTACGCCGAAATGATAACCGAATGAATGAGGACTTTATTTTAGAAAACAAACACCTTCTAAAAACTACGGACGATTTATACCAAGCGTGGGAAACGGTTGTAAATCTTTGGAACAAAGCCAAACACCCAAAATTTAACGCCACACGTAACGAAGTATATCTTCACGAAATGCCACAAAAAGAAACCTTATCGCTTTTTGACATTATGGACAAAATGTGGGTACAGGAAGTTAAAAAACCAATTCAATACAAAGCACACGGACTTGATATGTGGCTTTCAGACAAAAAATATCAGTTTGAAGTACTCGACCAAAACGGAGATATTGACCTTGAATTTAGACGCAAAAATGTAGGCAACAAATTTATAGTGCGATATGATCCCGATTTCTTGGACGGCTACGTTCAACTTTGCCAAAAAGACCAAAACGGAAATATTATACTCGTAGCACACGCAGAACCAAAACGAGAGCATCAAAACATCCCAGTATTAATGAAAGACGGCGACAAGGAACAATGGGCCAAAGATTATGCGGTTCGTGATGCAGAATATAACAGGGATTTTGAAGATTATCAAAAATTAATGCAACGTGCGGGTATTACGCCACAAACTGAAATAGACGACCAAGATTTAATGATAAAATTCAAAGGTAATCTACCAAAACAGCAACGTAGCAAAGTAGAATCAGAAGAAAACATATTTAACCATATTTAAAACAACAAACCCAATGACAACGACTCAAAAACAAGCAATAGTAAACGAAATAAGACTACTTTCAGAGAAAGAATCACAATCTAAAGTAGCCAAAAAAGCGGATGTTTCTACAGCAACCATAAGTCAAATGTTAAACCATAACTGGGATTTGATTAAAGACGAAATGTGGCAACGTGTAAAAATTAACCTTCGTATTGAATTGGAGTGGCAAACGGCTGATACAACCAACTTTCGTGAACTTTCAAAACTGTTAAATAAGGTGCAATCTCGTGGAATGAGCATTTGTATAGTTCACAATGCAGGAACTGGCAAAAGCCACACCTACAAATTGTATGAGCGAACTTATGAGAATGTAATTTACATCGAATGTAAAAACTACTGGACTAAAAAAAGCTATGTAAAACAACTTCTTACAGCCTGTGGATTAGATGCCTTTGGAACGGTTGAAGATATGATTGAAAAATTCATAAAACACGTTAAAGGACTGGTTAAACCAATAATCATAATCGACCAGTTCGACAAACTTAAAGAACCGTCAATGGATTTGTTTATGGACTTTTATAATGACTTGGATAAACATTGCGGTTTTGTTTTGAGTGGAGTTCCTGCGCTAAAGAAACGAATTGAACGTGGATGTCAAAACGAAAAAATCGGGTATGATGAATTAAAATCCCGCATTGGTAAAAAATACATTCCACTTTATCCAATAAAAGAAAAAGATGTACAAGCGGTTTGTGAAGCCAACGGCGTAACCGATGAGCAATTCATAAACGAGGCGTTCAACACTTGCGAGGGCGATTTAAGACGTGTACGCCGTAGCATCGACCAGTATTTCTTAATGCAAAATAATTAAATGTAATGGAGTTGAAAATAAAAAAGGCATTAAGCTATGCCGATATAAACAAAGTTACTTTCAAATCCATAAAAATAGATAATGACTGGAAACCACATCTTGGAGAGCCACAATTAGGAAACAGCCATTGGCTTATTTACGGAAAGCCCGGGCAAGGAAAAACGAGTTATGCTCTACAAGTGGTAAAACAATTGTGTGCCAATGGGCAAAAAGTACATTACAACACACTGGAAGAAGGTACAAAGAAATCGTTTAAAATGGCTCTAAATAGAAACAATATGAAATCGGCAAACGGTTTTAACTATCAAAAAGAATCATTGGCGGAACTTAAAGAGCGATTAAAAAGGAAAAGGCAACCCAAAATTATAGTAATCGACTCCGTTCAATATTTTTTTAGAGGCCTGCAAGAGAAGCATTATTTTGAATTTATAGAGCAATTTGAAAATACAACTTTTATATGGATTAGCGGTGCAGATGGTAAAAAACCCCGTGGCAAAGTAGCCGAAGCGATAGAATATGATGCCGATATAATAGTAAGTATTGAAAACTATATGGCGACAATCGAAAAAAACAGATTTGAGGCCTACGAACCAAGAGTAATTTGGGAACAAGGCTACAACGACAAACAAATAAAATTATTACAAAAAGGTTAGGCTATGAAACCGTAAGGTTCACGAAAACCGATAAAAAACAATAACGCTATGAGTAAAAAAGTATCAACAAAAAATCAAATTATGGATTACCTGCAGTGGTCATCCGATGAGTACGAGGATAGAGTGTTTTTATCAATTTTTAACTGGTGCCAACAATACGGAGGTTATCCAAGTGTAGTACAACAACTTTTGGCAAATGCACAAATCAATCGTTGGTTTATGATGGAATACCAAAAATGCGAATTTCAATTTTTAAAAATTGTCGGAGTAGTCCCTATAAATCATACCGAACAATTACGTGGACACTATAAAGCGTGTACTTCTCAAGTTATGGCAGTCTTTCCAAAACCTTTAATTGACAGCATCAAACGCAATAGAGAATTTTCAAACCAATTAGTAACCAATTTACCTGTTTATTATGCCAACTAAACAACAACTTATAAATAAAAGAGCCGAACTGGAGCAATGGCTTTTAGATAATCATTCAGAACATATTGCACGGCCACAAATTGAAGCCGATTTAAGAAAGGTAAAACAAGAACTGGAGCAATTAGATAGTTGGCCAATCGAAAGAGATACATCTGATATTCGGGAACATCAATTTTACAAAGGCAAATGAGAAAGTATATACCAACCAAGCGACTTGTAGAATTAGGATTGGTTTTACAATATGACACCGAACTTCAAGAGGTTTCCAAAGATGCGGTTTTGACAGATACACAAAGGTTTTGGATAAACCAAGAACGAGGCAAAATAATGAGTGGCGATGATGATTATTTACAATATGCAACATTAGAACGATTAATTGAAAAGATTTTGCTTGGAATACGAAAGCAAAATTGGAAACCTAAAACAGAGATACAATATGACTAAAAAAGAACATAGACGGCGTTATAGGTTGCACTCTAAAGTTAGATTAATTGTAAATCTAATTCCACGCCAAAGAACAATAAGTGTGCCTTATGGTTATGAAACTTCAAACAAATACATACTGGAATTAATTAACCGCTTCCATTATAATTTCCAGTTTCATATACCAATACCAAACATCAACGAGATTGAAGTAAACGAACCCGAATTAGTAACAAATAAAAATTAAAAAATGAATACAGAATCCCAAAAAGTAGATTTATCGCAAATGAGCGATGCCGAATTTGAAGCCGAAATGCAACGCCGAAATTTAGCAAAAGTAGAACAACAAGAAAAGCTAAAAAAAGATTACGAAAGCCTAAAAACAGGAGTGGTAATTGATTTATGTAAAGATGCAACCGAAATAAACGAAACGCTCAAAATTTTCAAACAAAAAGCGTTTTCAGATATGCAAACCGTTTATGAAATGCTCAAGGAATACAGCAACCGCCACAAAGATGGCAAAGGTAACTTTCAACTGGAGCATGAAAATTTTAGAGTGAGTTACAAACGTCAAGGAAAACCGCATTTTGATGAGCGAAGCCACCAAGCCGAAAAGCACATCATTGATTTTGTGAATACAAAATTTGAAAACGATGTGGACACAAAGGATTTGGTTATGTCGCTTTTAGAACGCAAAAAAGGCGAATTGGATATAAACCTTGTGCAAAAATTGTACGCTATGGAAAACCGCTTCCAAGACGAAAATTGGAAACGTGGCATTGAACTTCTAAAAGAAAGTTATTCTTATTCACACTCCAAAGACTACATCGGTTTTGAAACCAAAAACGATAAAGGCGAATGGCAAACTATTAATCTTCAATTTTCAAATATCTAAATTATGAGTGTAGAAATTAAAAAAGTTAATGATAGAGAATATACCATTAACGGCAAAGAGATATACAAAGACACCAACAATAACTGGGTGGCTCGTGAAGAACTAACAACGGCAGAACTAAAGGAATTTAGAAGCTACAAAGAAAAGGCAATAGATTAGTTAGGTTGATTGGTATCCCGAGTTAAAAACGTGGGCGATTTAATATCCGCAGGTTCGACTCCTGCCTCGGGAACAAAATTTTAAACACAAACAAGATGACAAAAGCAGAACAGTATCAAGAAATTATTTTACAAACTAATGAATGGTTTGATGCGAAATTAGAACAATTACAATCACTTATTGACAAAAAAAGTGATTTTAAAATTTTCTTTGAAGGTGAGGATGGCGAAAAAATTGAGTTGCCAGATGAATTAAAAAAAGGTTTCTTTTTTGGCGTAGAAACCGCAATTGAAGTATTCGGAAAGTTTCCAGTTAAAATAACTAAAACCAATGACAGCAACTAAAGTAAAACCAACAGAAACCATCGGCGATGATTTACCTATTCTAACCTTTCAAGTTAATAGGATAATGAAAAACTGCCAGTACCAAGTTGATATAAAAAACGAGTGGGTACAATGGGTTACTGCAGACGTGAACCGCACAAGTTTAAAATCAATTACTCAAGCCGAAGCTAAAAAAGTAATAATGGCACAGGAAGGCTCAACATTCGTAAATCAACCTGTAGAAAACTGGGGCAAATTCAGTAAATCGCATCCGCTTTATAGTACACATCAATACATTTTTTCATTGTGTATTACAAAGGAATGGAGCATCCCAAACGATAAACACGGAGTCGTTATTGACACCTACAAACTAAGTGATTTTTTAAAGTCCAAATTTTCGCCAGTCAAAAAGCCTTTAATGGATATGACGCACGATGAACTTGAAAAATTGATTGTGGCATTGGGAGGCGTGGTGCAACATCATTGGACTAAAAAATGAAGGGCAACGAACAAACTATATAATTGTTGACGATATGGATACTGAAAATCCTTTACCAAGAAAGCCCTGCAAACACAATCCAAGATTAAAATGTGAGTGGCCTATATACTGCGAAAATTATAAATGTGATTTTGCCGATATAACACCCGAAAACTGCAACCACAAAGACAAATCAATAGTTGTTATTGAAGTAGTTGTAAACTGTGAAAAAACCGCCTTACAATGCGACTATTGTGGCAAAATATTAACCGAACCTAAAACAGACTGCAGATGAAAGAATTATTAATAACGTGCATTATTTTTTACTTCCAACTTGGAGATAAAAAGAAATCAAAATCAGGACAGGCAGTCCAATTTATACTCACTTATATCGGAATTTTAATCGGAACTATAATCTCTAAAAAATATTTTAAATGAGTAGTGAAATAATAAAAACAGCCGAGATCCCACACGATGAACTTGTTTATATTTATGAACAAAGGTGTGTGGAACTCAAAAGAGAATATGACGACAACCTATGGTTAAAATCCGAAAATAAAAGATTGCAATTTGAGTTAGACGCAATAAAAAGAAATGTAAAAAAAGCAATAGAATGAAAGTAAATCTAAAACTTACCTACGACCAAATTTCTGCGGTTTCAAAAATCACTCACCAAGTTTACGATTTAAAACCAACGGTTAATACCAACGAAAAGGAGATGCGAAGTATCGCCTATGATATTGCCGATAAGTTTATGAATAAATACAAATCAATCATAAAAAAAGGCGATGCCTTCGATAAAAAGAAAACCTATAAAATGGCTCTAAAATTCAATGAGGCTAAAGGTTTGTATCGCATCATATTTGACTTATTAGGAACTGTGAACGATGTTTACTATCGTGCCATTTTAGACCGATTAAAAAATGAAATCGAACCACAAATACTTTAACAAATGAACATTCAAACAAAAGAAAAGATTGCTAAGATTTACGAGCTCGTAAAAAGAGGTTCAACAGATGGCGAAAAACAGGCCGCCGAAATAGCACTAAATAAGTTATTAAAAAAGTTCAATCTAACCGATGAGTTTTTGGCAACTATCCACTTGACACAATATGAATTTAAGTACGCCACGCAATTGGATCAAGATTTATTTATTCAATTATATATCTACTTTTTTAAAGATAAAGAATTTAATATTTCAAAATCTACTTTAGGACGTAAAAGTCTTTTTGTTAATCTTGAATATTTAGATTATATATTGTTTTCTACGGCTTACGAATATTTCAAAAAACACATGAATGCCGAATTTAGAAAATTTTGTCTTCCGTTAATAGCAAAGTGTAGAACCACAAAAACTAAAAACAAACGTAGAGCCGAACTACAAAAAACATTTTTTTCGCAATATGTAATGAAATCTAAAATTTATCACGAAAACCAAATTGAAAAAATAGACCTCTCCAAATTGAGTGATAAACAATACAATGACCGCAAAAGATTGTCGGAGATTGAAGGTGGTAAATATCATACACAGGTTACAACAGGACTTTATTTAGAGTAAAATGGAATTATTAAAGACATACACAGTCAAGGTCGGAAACGGCGACATTTGGCAGTTTAAATACAATTTAAACGGTGTTTTAGTTTTCTTTAATGTGATGGAGGGCGACCTCTCCGAAAAGCAAGAACAATTTTTGTATGTACAGGGTAAGTTCCCTTGGAAAGAAACCCAAATAAAAGAATGGTCAAACCTTTATAAAACTATAAAGGTTGAGATTGGCGATCGGGATTTATCTTTTAATGCCTTTTGGAAAACGTATCCCTACAATCCATTATCTAAAAAGAAAATAGCACAGGACAGATACGAGAAATTAAAGGAGCAAGAAAAAATTAAAATCCTTTCCAAAATTTCAGAGTATGTAAAACTAAAAAATCAACAAAACAGTAACTTTCCTTATGCGGAGGTTTTCATTAACCAACGTTGGTGGGACAATTAAAAACAACGATTATGGCAAAACTAATTTTTAAAACAAAGAACCCAAAAAAAGGATACATCAATCATGAATCTTTTATGACACATGAGACTACAAATTTTATAGACAAGCTACCACCAAATGAGACTCAAGAAATGGCTCACAAAATTGTTTCAGAAACAATGCGGGAACTCATTAAGAAACTCAAAGAACTTGGATATGATGAAACAAGAGTAGGCTTTTATATTCACTATGAAAATATATAATTATGGCAAAACAATTTTTAAGAGTAGCAAAAACGAACGCTTCAAAAAACAAAGTTCAACTCCTGGTCATTAAACATTTTGAGTTGATAGATAAAACCCTTTATTCTAACTTAAATGAAGCCGTTAATATGGTAAAGCAAAGTTTTGAAAATGCTTTAATAGAATACACAGGAACCGCAAAAATACCTAAATTAAAGAGGTTTGATACAGATAAAAATACATTAGTTTACTTCCTAGAAGATTTAATTTATATTGACATTCACACCGTTTTAAACGATTTTACACAATAATTATGATACTACCTTTTAGCACAAAAATCAACGGCAAGGAAAGCTACTTTGTTGAAAAAATTATAAAAGGGTTGTATAATAATAGTTTAATCTCAAGAGATAAAGCAATTGAATTATTAAGCCCACAGATACTATCTAAAATTATACCTAAAAAGCATCAAAGTGATTATATAAAAAAAGCAGTTATTTATAGCATCCAATTTGATAAAACAATAGAACATAAACCCAAAATACACACCATTCGGGAAGATAAAAAGAACCGTTGGAAGGTTGGTACTAAAATTGATTTTTTCATTAATGCACGTCAAAAAAATATGTTTCGGTTCGTTCCAGTTCTACCAGTGGTCAGCACGCAAGAATTTGAGATAAACTGGCACTCATCTAACGAGAAACTTTTTGTGAGGGTCTATATTGATGGCGAAAGTTTTGCACGGATTGATTTTGACAAAGAACTGTATGTATCTGGGCAAATGCTACACCTTGCCAATAACGATGGCTTTGATACAATAGAAGCATTTTTTGATTATTTCAACAAAGACTATAAAGGCAAAATCATTCATTGGACGAACTTTAAGTATTGAAAGTTAATTTTAAGCTAAAATTTTAATATTGCTGTCGTGAACCAAAACTACAAGCTAACATTGCTAAACAAAAACAATAACCATGACATTTATTCAAGTTTTACAAAGCGAATTTTATTATTTAGTAGAAGCAATTGAGCACGGTTGTTCAGATGTAGAAGTAATCAAAAATTTGATTACTGAATTAAAAGCAAAAACAGGGTATCAATATGAATTATAAATAAAACAATGTTTAAATACTGCAAAAAATGTTTAAGGATGTGTTTATTCAAAAATGGTAAATGCACAATTTGTAAAAGGTAACCGCTCCAAGTGAGCGGTTTTTTTATACCTTTGAAATCTAAATATTTTTTTAATGAAAAAACTTTTACTATTAATCGTCATTACATTATTTTCATTCACTGGATTTGCTCAAAAAATCTACCCTTTTTATCCAAACCTTCCAATTGATGATTACCAATACCTAACACAAATCACATATTATGATCTAAACCACGTTAGTAACAGAATAACTAAATTTCTTTATGCTAACAATAATATGGATGACGTCCCGGATAAGAATATTTACAATTTAAAGGACGGTGTCGGAACAATAACAATGCCTTATATAGAAATGTCATCGAGAGGTAAGCAATCTAAATTATTGATTACTTATGACCTTTTTAAAATAGACGGGGAATTTGTAATCAAAAGTTTAAAAATAACAGGAGACTATGATAAGATGGTGCCGTTTTATGTGACATTTTGGAATACTGAAATTAATGTAGAAAAAAATAGGTCTATTACTAATAACTTCGTTCAAGATTTAATTACATTCAATAACAATATTCAAAATCCTATAATAACCGTTACAAATACAACAATTTCTGATACTAATAAATTCGCTACAGATTTTTTGAATAAAAAGAAATTGGAGCAAAGTCAAACAATAAATTCAGAGGGAGCAAATTTAGAAATCATAAATAAAAACAAAGTTGTTGAAAGTGAACGAAAAGTTGAAGTAGTAGAAAATAAAAGAATAGAACCAATAATCACTTCCGAAAAAGTGATTTTAAAAGTAAAAAAAAGGAAAGGGAACTTTATGTTTGATTCCGAGATTAGTGACTTATTGAAAGAAAAAATAAAGAAATATTATTATCCTTATCAAGATTTTAACTGCACAATAACTGTAACCTATGATGCTTGGGACAATAAAATAAAAGATGATTCCTTTTTTTGTGTATCTTCGGATTGTAATTAAAAATTAAAACCACGCCGATAGCGTGGTTTTTTTATGCCTACAAATCGCCTTGACTGGTATTCTTTTTGTATTTAGTTTTGTAAAATGGAAAATGCAAGAACCCAAGGCATACAGCGTAACAAACTCCTTCGTTACCGTGCCGTTTTAGAAACATACCTGTTTTATAAAACAGACGACATACCTTTTACGGTAGTATGGCGCAAATACGTGTACCCTAAACATTTCATTAGTAAAGGTACGCTCTACAACATTATCAACACGCCCATAAACAAGCAACTCAAAGAAATAGACAATCAAATTTCTTTGTTTGATTAAATGTTGTTGGCTTCAAATTCATACATTATTTGATATTCCTGTACACCATCATCACGTTGGGTACGTTCCAAGCTACGGCGTAACATTTTACTGCAGTTTATCTCTGGACAAAAGCCGTGTAGTTTTTCATGAATGGTTTGTGCCAAATCCCAAATAAACCACGCTTGGTCTTTTTGTACTTGTGGAGCTTGCATACTAGTGTTGGTTAGTTTTAGCGTGGCTAAAGTAATTTTTACAGAGATTTTACCCAGTTGCCTGTTTTGAGGTTGTTGGGCTCTATCAACCCCTAAATTGGAATAATTCACATTGGCAATATCAATCAAACAACACGGCCATTTAACGGGCGGTTGGTACATGTTCAGTTGTCCCCAGTCTTCATCAATATATTTTAGTTCGGGTACTTCAGATAGCTTGTTTTGGATATTTTGTAAAACTTGTTTCATGGTTTAATGTTTTTTTTTAAATCTTCAATTAATTTTTTTGCGTTTCGGTTTACAATTACCTCTATTGCTTTTCTCAATTGTGGATGGTCGCCTATGAATTGTCGTTGTGGCATCTTAATATTTACACTTCGAGTGAAAGCCTTAATCTTTTGCTCTTTTCCTTTTACCGTTCTACTAAATGACCGCACGTTTTGAGTGGCTTTAATTGTGCCACCCTCATTATGTATTTTGGCATACGGCACATCAAAACTCCAAACAATAGTATTTCCGTTCCTTTTAGGTGTTTTTACACCACGTCTTAATCTACCAACACCCATTAAAATAGCCCGCCCATTAGAGCCGTTTTTACGCTCTTTCCATTTTGTACCAAAAAAACCTTGTTGTTCAAAATTTCTGTCAAACAACTCGGTTGCTTTTACTTCAATATCCTTTAAAGTTTTGTCCGTAAATTGTTGAAAATTCATATTACTTTATTTTGTCAATTGATTAACAACCGCCTTTGCTCCGATTACTTTACTATACGGATGGTTTGGCGGAAATATTACTTTGTCCTTTCCTGGATTAAATCTAAAAATTGCAAGTCGATTTATACCATCTTTACCTATTTGAGTAGTTGCTATATCTCCTTTTTCAATTGCTTTCTTGCTATCCGATTTTGGGTAATCCTCTGCCAAAACTTCAACCACAGTACAACGACATGGGCCAAATCCATTTGGCGGACAATAACTATCCCAAAACGGATCTGATTTTGGTAGTGTTGTATCTCGTAAAGCGTTATGACTTGCTCTAACTTTCTCATCACCTGCAGTACGATATTGCAAATTATAATCTGGTGAGTCTGAAAAATTATTCCATTTTTCTGCCATTTGTGCCGATGAGACCGCAAAGCCATATTCGGCATCTAAATACCTTTCATTATAAGTTTCATTAATTTTCAAAAAATCTTTTTTAAAAACTGCCAAAGGTTTTATTTTTTTATCGGCATCTAACAGCAACCTCGAGGCTTCCAAAAGTTGGGCGTGGGTTTTAAGTCCAGAAAACAAAAAAACATCATTTTGCAAGTTTTTTAACAACGCACCATCAACTACATTGTCAACTATCGTTTTATCAAAAACGGCATTTGTTTCATTGATTAAATTTTGATATTCCAAAGTGTTTTTTAAATCCTTTGGATGGTACTTTCCGTTTTCGTGCAACTTTTTAAACGCCTTTTCGGCAACCTTTAAAAGGTTTTTAAATCCTTTTGAAATAGATAAATTTAAAACCTCTTTTTGCGTTTTACAATCGGCACAATTGCAGTCATAAATAAAATTTAATCTATTGTGTAACGCCCCAAAATATTCAGGGCTTATGCGAAAAAATCGCCGTCCAAGTCTAATTTTTGAGTACCTGGTGTAGGTTGTGTTTTTTCTACAACTTCAAGACCAAATTTTTTAAGAATATAATCGGGCGTTATCGAATAACTCCCAGTTCCCAAAAAGCCAATGGCACGCTCATATAATTGTTGTGTGTCTTCTTGCGGATCAAACTCATAATTTAGTTCGCCAGTTAGAAAGCCAACATTAATAAGTCCAGGTATTATGGTATCGTTCCAGTATTGCTCTGCTTGTTCCATATCCGATTGTACCAACTGCCAAAGCATATCCTGTGAACTTTGTTCTTTGCCCTTACTTCCGTTTTTAGTATCTTGACCGATAACCGCACCCGAAATTAACATAGAAATTTCATTGTTACAAAGCCCAATTAAGTTATTGTAAACATCGCCATTGGTTGCCACTCCTTTTGCCCACTCAAAGTTTTCTGTACTGTCGATAATAAACCAAGCGGCACTACCCATGTCACGCATCATTTGTTCTCCACGGCGTAGCATTGTTCCATCCTGTGTATTGGTTTTCAAAACACGTGGCGGAATACCGTATATTTCGCATAGTTCACTCCAACAGGATTGTGCAAAACGTTTGAATAAAACGTGGCTCACGGCTTTGTTTAACAATCCCAATTCATTAGAATTAAACTCTAATATCCACGTTCCAAATTCGGGCATTTCACGATAAGCCGTTGTTTTGTCTTGCGTGTAATCTTTATAAAACAATCCTTTTTGAGGCACAACGTTGGTTCTTGGCAAAGTAGTAACAACAGGCACTAATTCGCCTTTTGTATTGGCTTCTAAACGCAATTCAACCAACGAATAGCCATAATACAAACTGTCTAAAATTGCCATTGTTAATTGGCGAAAAATAGGGCTGTTTTTTAGTTTAGTTGTTTGCTCCTCATCAACCTCTCCGTTTGGTTTTTTAAGCGAAAAACTCGATGTAAATAATTGCTGTTTTCGGTTTTGAATTTGTGAAGTCAAAAGGGCGTCGTTGCTTATTTCGTCAAAAAGCAACTGCAATTTATAATTTTTTGCATCTTCGCTTTGAGCCATTCGGAGTGCCGTGTTCCAACTTTGTATGTCTTGACGGGTTCTACTTACTGCTTTGCTGTCATAAGGCAAAAAACGTTTTGCGGTGTCAGCTTTTTTAGGTTGTATGGCCAGGTTCTTTTTTTGATTATTACGCATAATTATTCGTGATTAAATTTTGTACGACTTCCAAAACGGAAAGGTTGTTTTTGAGTTGCTGGGTCGGTGTCGCTATCTACCAAAACAGGAAGATTAAGAGTAACCGTTCCTTTTGATATTCTATTAAGATAATCAATTGCCCGGTCGTAGCGTTCTTTGATATGCTCGTAGATTATATCGGGATTAGACAATTGACAAACATACCATACAGCAACTGTTTTAACATGTTGCATTATAAGTGCGTTTCTGTTTTCTCCTTGTGCCGAAAAAATCAAATCCACATCATAACGTGGTCGCCCATCCTGCCATTGTTTTAAATTGTTTGAAGTCAAATAACTTCTTACTTCTTGCTCGGCTGTGGCAATTGCGGTTAGGGCAATGTCATTGTTTTGCTCTGTAATTTGAGTTAATTGATAGTCATAAATGACTGAATTAAGTTCTTGAACGGTAATAAACATAATTATTTATTTAAGGGTTAAAACCTGTGGCTTGTTCGACTACCAAAGGAATATTGATTTTTTGAAATATGGGTTGCAACATTCACAACTGAAAATCCGCCATGTGTTGCATCGGGCCCATCATCGTGCGCTTGACTTCCTTTTTCAAATGCAAGGAACTGGTCGATTAATATTTGCATATCATTTTCTATAAAATCGGGTAACTCATCAGAATTAAAAAAAACATTCATTCTTTCAAAGTGTCCACATAAACTTTCAATACGGTCGTATTTATCGGCTTTACTTCTTTTGTCTGCCGTTACTGGAATATAGTATCCTCGTTTTTCGCCTTCGGCATCAAAATCAGAAACAAACTCGTCCATGGCAAAAAGTCCTTCAATCAGATAACGAATATTGAAATTTTGAAACCCGAAAGTTTCGTAAACATCATATAGCCATTTAGCGGCATGGGCACGGCTTTTACGTTGCAGATAGCCCAGTATTATATGAAACTCCTTTCCAATTTTACCAACCAAAACAAGGGCTTTATAATCGGCATTTGCCTTATAACTTAAATCCCCATAAAAACATAAAGCGTCATACTGCTTTAATCCTTTATGAACATTCATTTTTTTGTGTTGGATATTTTCGTATTTGAAAATCGCCCCATCTTCAATATGCACGTGCATATATTCACGCATAAAGGAACGGTACGGCATTGTTTCAAATTTTTTACGCCAATAATCTGCACTTGTTTTTTCTATCCATTCGGGTTGAAAATCTTTAGTGTCTTTTACGGCACAAACCGTTAGAACCTCAAACTTAATATCGTTTTGCTCTTTACTTTCTTTCTGTTTTTTTATAACTTCTTTAAAGTAAATTTTAAGGCGGTTCGTAATACTGTTTTTATTAAAATTATTGTTTGCATACACAAAGCGTTCGGTGGCATCGTCATCAGAATCAAAACAACCCCAAATATCCTCCGTTATAAAGTCGATAGCTTCACGCATCATTCTATCATTATTCACGTGGCGTTTGTCGTCCACATCATCTACGGCAATATAGTCCGGGCGTTCGGATTGCTCCCTTGCTCCACGTGGATTTTGACCGAAACCTAAACACATAAACTTTACACCATCGGAGGTTGTAAAATCGCCATCCGCCCAGTTGCCCTGTTGGAACTTTTCGCCATAATCATTTTTTAAACGATTATTAAATTGCAATTGTCCCTGTATTCCAGATAACAAACGTTTTGCCTTTGGTTCGGTTTCGCCAATCAAAAGCATAAATTTTAAATCGTGCATAACCAAATACAAAAACAAAGGAATCCCCATATCAATGTGTACCGACTTCCCTGCAGAACGAAACATCTCACCCAAAAAACGAAGGCGTTTATTATTGATTATGGTATTGGCCATTTTGGTATGAAACCACCCGCATTTCTTTTTGGCATAATTTGGAAAGTAATATTCAAACCATTTCACATAACTTTTTTCAAGTTCTTTTATTCTATCGGCTTTTTGTTTTGCCGTTTCGTGAATATCAATAGACGTGGCTTGAGCAATACGCAAACAATGTTTATCGTAATCCTGTAAAAGTTTTAAATATTTATTATTGGTACTCATTAGTTTTCAAGACTTATCCTGTGTTGTAAAAATTGTTTGTGAAACGGGGTGCATTTGGTGGCAAAATCCGCATCAATTTGAGATATGAATAAATCCAAATCTTTAAGAATCTTATGCACCACAATTGGATCGGAATTTTTATCGCATTTATCCAATGCCGACATTAATTTAGAGATACCATCGGCGGGAAGTTTTGGAGTTCCTCCACTGGTTACGTTTAACAGTTCCTGTTGTAGTAACTGTTTTATTTTGGTTGGCGATGCGTGAAAATTATATCGTTTCTCATCCCAATCATGTTTTTTTGCCCACTCTCCAATTGTAGCCGGGCGAACGCCGTACAATTCCGAAACTTCGGCATTTGTTGCCTCAAAGTTTTCTATATAATAACCCTCCGCTTTTTGCCGAGTTGCATCTTTTGACCTTGCCATTTCTATGATTTTATATAGCAAAAGTCAATCTATTATATGAGTTTCAAAAAATACCAACTAGCGTTTGGTAGCATCAATTAAAACATTGTTTGATAGTGCGTAAGCATTGAATGGTTATTTTTTTAAGTCAAAAAACTGGCTAAAATTTGCCCTATCAAAATGAAAAAATAGTAAATCAAGTTATGCCAAAACCTTTTGTTTTTAACGACCAAAACCAAACCAATAGTTATGGATTTAGAATCCTTACTGCAGGTATTAGTTTAAAGCGATTTAATAAGAACCCAATGATGTTAAACCAACATTGGAACTCTACGGAATCGGTACTGGGTAAATGGACAAACATTAGAGTCGAAAACGATTTGCTTTTAGGAGAGCCAGTTTTTGACATTGAAGATGCGGACGCATTAAAAGTGTCGGGAAAAGTAGAGCGTGAATTTATTAACTCGTGTTCGATGGGCATCACTTTTAATCGTGATGACCTAAAAATTATCGGTACTGAACTGGTAATGGAAAAATGCGAAATATATGAGTGCTCCATTGTTGCCGTACCATCAAATGCCAATTCAATACGCCTTTATACTGAAAGTGGAACGCTTCTAAAAGATGACGAAGTAAAACAACTGTGTTTATCGTTACAACCCGAAGTTTTGGAAAATCAAGAATTACAACTTAATCCAATTAATATGAAAAAAATCTTGTTATCAGTTACCTCACTTTTGGCACTAAAATTTGATAAGTCAACTCCCGAAGTGGATGTCGAAAAAGTCGAAGCGGCTATTTTGACTTTGTCAAATGAAAACGCAACACTAAAAGCTAAAGTGTTGGCACTTGAAGCCGAAAAGGATTCGGCACGGGAAACGGAAATTACCGAAATGGTAAACCTTGCTATTACGGAGGGCAGAATTCCTGCCACCAAAAAAGAAGATTTTGTAAACCTTGCTAAAGCCAACTTTGACCTTGCAAAAACTACAATTGAGGCAATTCCTGTGAAAAGAACACTTTCTAACGATGTAAGCAATCCAACGGGTTCTACAGAAATGACAAAAGAGGCTTTTCAAAAATTAAGCCACACAGCACAATTGGAATTCAAAAACAATAATGCTGATGAGTACATAAAATTGTTTAACGTAAAATAAAAATAGATGCCACAAAACATGCCAGAGGTTTGGTTGGATAGAGTTATTAATAACTTGACTACGGCAGACCAAGCCCCATTCCTTGACGGAATTGCCGAAATGGATGTAGATGTTTCTCAAATGGGCGAAGGTACCATTACAGAGAGTAACATTATCCACGTGCCAACGAGTGAATTTGCACCCGATATTTTGATTAATAACTCAACTTATCCTATTGCTTTACAAGCATACACGGACGATGCGGTTACTATTCAATTGGATAAATTCCAAACCAAAGTGGTAACACTTACTGACGACCAAGTTATGGGTGCGTCTTATGACAGAATCGACAATGCTACTCGTAAAACAGTGCAAAAATTGACTTCTGAAAAATTCTCAAAAGCAATCCACGCTATTGCTCCGACTGAAAACACTGCCAAAACTCCTGTTATTACAGCAACTGGTGGCGGAGGTGCAACTCCATTAACTGATCCTACTGGACGTTTGCGTTTGGTTTACGAAGATTTGGTGGCTTTGAAAGGTCGTTTTGATAAAATCAAAGGTTGCCCGGTTGTGGGGAGACGTATTGTATTATGTGTTGACCACTACAACGATTTGTTGTTGGATAGAAAAAACTTTGGTGACCAATTGGTAAATTATAAAGCGGGTACAACTGCCCCAATAATTGCAGCTTTTGAGATTTTCCAATACGAAAATATGCCCGCTTATGCAGCAGGCGTAAAAAAAGCATACGGAACTATTCCAGTTGCTACGGACAAAACGGCATCAGTTGCTTTCTTGGTAGATAACATTGCGAAAAAAACAGGAAATACCAAACAGTATTTTACTGCCGCAAAAGATAACCCAACAACGCAAACAAATCAATTGGCTTACCGTCACTACTTTATTGCAGTGCCTTTCCAAGCCACTATGATTGGAGCAATTTTATAGTAATAAAATAACTCTCGTTTATTGATGAGAGCCATTTAATAAAATCTTTCAAATGCAAGAATTGATAACTTTTATAATGGACTTCCTTAAAAAATTCAGCCCTTATATTATTGGCGGAGCAATAGGTTCTGTTATACATAGAATGCGTACAGAAATGAGTTTTACTACTTTCTTAAAGTCAGTTGTAATGTCGATTTTCATTTCAATTTGTGTAGGCATAGTTTGTAAAGACTACCTAAATATTTTGAATGAAAATATAATTTTTGTTTTCTGTGGAATATCTGGAACGTTCAGTAAAATAATTTTAGATGAATTGGAACAACTCGTAAAACTTGGATTTTCTTACGCAAAAAATAAAATTAAAAAACAAGAATAACGCATGACACCACTAACCGATAAAGCCTTAAAAATAGCCCAAAGCCAAATAGGCAAACAAGAACTTCCAAAGGGAAGCAACGCAGGAACTGACGTTGAAAAATATTTAAAAAGTGTGGGACTGGGCAAAGGGTATTCGTGGTGTATGGCGTTTGTTTATTGGTGTGTTTTAGAAGCCTCAATTCAATTGACCACAAACAATCCGTTAAAGAAAACGGGAGGTGTTTTGGCACAATGGAATACGATTGATGCCAAATATAAGAAAGTAGAACCACAGCAAGGCGATATTTTCATTATGGATTTTGGCAAAGGTCAAGGGCATACAGGATTTGTATTTAAAGTGCTACCAAACGGAACAATTCAGACCATAGAAGGCAATACCAATGATGACGGAAGTCGGGAGGGTTACAAGGTTTGTAATCGAATCCGAAACGTTAAAACCATCAAAGGATTTATAAGAATTTAAAACCCATTTAAACAATGAAAAAGTTATTTAGTCTGTTGTTTTTATTTGTTGTTTTGGTTGGAACATTAGTTGGTTGTAAAACCGCTAATGTTCTCCCACCAACAATAATTGAAAAAACCAACACCATCACCAAAAAAGAAGTGGTTCACGACACCATTTTTGAAACCCAAAAAGATAGTAGCTATTATAAGGCATGGCTTGATTGTCAAGACGGCAAAGTAGTCTTTAAGACAAATATTGATAGTCAAAAGCCGAAAGTAGAAACTAAAAAAGGCAACTACTTACAACCTCCAAAGGTCAATTTAAAAGATAATATTTTAACCGTTGATTGTGAAGCCGAAGCCCAAAAAATGTATGCCAAATGGAAAGATACTTATATACTTGAAAGTCGGCAAAGCAATACATCAAAACCAGTATTAGTTGAAAGGCAACTCACTTGGTGGCAAAAAATCCAAATATGGTGCGGCAGAATTTTTTTAGTGATAACACTTTTTTCAGTCGTCAAATTTTTAATCAAATTTTATAAACCAATTTAGTTATGAAAAACCCAGTTTTTGAAGCAAACCCAAGTTTGGATTGCTATTTTGAAACGGCAGACGGAACCACATTTTTTACAGAAAATTCGGCTAACAATCACGCCAAAACCTTAAAGGATAAAACGGTAAAAGCCGTTCACAATACCAATACGTCAGCCGATGACAATACTAATACCGACACGGAATTAGAGGCAAAAGTTAAAGAACTTGAAAACACTGAACTTGTAAAAGAAAATTACAAAGTTTTAAAGGATTTGGTTAAGTATTTCCAAATCGACACAGTCGACCAAAAAGCGGAAACGCTTATTGTAGCCTTGACGGAATACAAACTTAAATTACAAGCGTAATCTATGAATACTGTAAAATTTAATCGACAAGGTGGCGGTTTGGGCAAAAGATTGCCGGGCGAAGACCATATCACAGGTTTGGTTGTTTATGGACAAGCAATTTTAGATAAAGTCTTGCTTATCGAAGCCGAACAATTAGACGCTCTCGGTGTAACTGTGGCCTCGCATCCAGTTTTACACTATCACGTTTCGGAATACTTTCGAGTTAATCCAGGATCACAATTGTATTTGATTTCAAACCCTTTGAATGATGGACAATTTATTGCGGTAAAACAACTGCAACAATTTGCAGAAGGCAAAATAAGACAAATCGGGATACTTGATTTAGTGACGGTTTTTGCTGACTTAACAACCGTTTTGGCGACTATCAATACAAGATTACTTGAATTGGCGCTTACCAATATGCCGTGTAGTGGTGTGTTTTCCATTCATAGCATTACACCCGCCAATTTATTGGTATTACCAAATTTACACACTTTGAACTGCGAACGTTTAAGCGTTTGTATTGGTCAAGATGGTGCAGGTCGAGGCAACTATGTTTCGGGAATAGTAGGCATAAAAGTTGGAATTATTGGGGCTTGTTTGGGAGCAATCTCAAAAGCAATGGTTCACGAAAGCATTGGTTGGGTTGAAAAACAAAACCTTGTTACTGGGACTTATCCAAAAGCATTGACTGGCAATGCCGTTGTATCTCGTGAATTGGATGTAGTATCGTTTGTTGATGGTTCACTTTTGGGCGATTTCACACCCGCACAAATTCAATCTATTAACGATAAAGGTTACTTATTTCCAATTAAACATATTGGCTACACAGGGACTTTTTTTAATGATAGTTTTACTTGTACGGCACTGGATAGCGATTTTGTTTACTTAGAAAATAACCGAACTATTGATAAAGCACAAAGAGGTGTTTACATCAAGTTGTTGCCTAAAATTTCGGGCCCTATTTATATAAACCCCGATACTGGAGAAATTAGTGCCGACTCTATTGCATCGCTAGAAGCCATTGCCTCTATTCCATTAGAACAAATGGAAAGAGATGGCGAAGTTTCAGGATTTAAAGTATTTATAAACCCAAGCCAAGATGTTTTGGCTACCTCAAAAATCACAGTGGTCTTAAAAATTGTTCCTGTGGGCGTATTGCGTGAGATAGTTGTAAACATTGGTTTCGCAAAACAAGTATAAATTATGCCATTAGTAGATATAACTCCGTTAATAAATGGTCGTGAATACGGCTGGGCGGATATTGTTGTAAACATATCAGCAACGCCTATTGTAGGCATTAGAGCTATAAAGTATGAGGAGGAGCAAGAAAAAGAAAACATCTATGGGGCGGGGAGAAATCCTGTATCTCGTGGCTATGGCAGGGTAAAAACAACGGGGTCAATCACTTTGTTGTCTGCCACTGTTTTTGCAATGCAGGCAGTAGCACCACGAGGTAAGCTTCATAATATTGCGCCCTTTCCTGTGGTGGTTTTATACCAACCAGAAACGGGTGGAATGGTAAAACACACTTTAAAAAATTGTGAGTTTAAGAAAACCACTTTCGACTGGAAAGAAGGCGATATGTCAAAAGAAATTGAACTAGAATTACTCATCTCGCATATCGCATAAAACAAAGCTAAAAGCCCCTCCTCTCCTGGAGGGGGAATTAGTAACAAACAAAATACTTAAAACAATAAACAAAATGGAATCAGCAGTAGGAACATCAGAAAAATTAGTATGTGGTTTAACTGAACCACAAATTGAAGCATTAAAAAAGAAACACGGCTTTTTAGTTGTTGTAGACGTTAAACAAGGCGAAAACACTTTTAACGCCATTTTCAAAGAACCCACTTTTGAGGTTTTAGAAGCCACTGGAGCCATTGGTAAAAACAGCGAAATAAAGGGTACGATAGCACTTTACGAAAACTGTGTTGTGAAAGTTGATGAGGAGATAAATCAAAGAGATTTCGCAAAACTTAAAGCGTTGGAAGGTTTGGCACAACACATGAATTCCTTTTCGGTTAGCGTAAAAAACTTGTAGCCCGTCTGCAAAACGGCGGGGACGATGTGGGAACAATGCAAGGCGATGCTTTAATAATGGCAAATTTTAGCATTAATCCTAAAGAATTACAAGTTACCCAGTGGGGCGAATATTATGCAAAAGCGATATGGCTAGAAGAATGGCGGTTAAAAAACCAAGCGGAAATGTTTAAGAATTTGTTTGGTGGGAGTGATTAATTTGTTTGTCTATCTAAATAAAAAAGATAAAGTACCACAATTGGCCAAACAATAAATGGAATAGCCGGGTGTACTAGCATCATCAATGCGTTAATCACAAAAAATAATACAATTTTCCAAAAGCCACTAAAAAACCATTTTAAAAAACGCATAACAAAATTTTTTTTACAAAGATATTAAAATGAACGGATTAAACTATAATCTTACAATTAATTCAAACGGTCATGCCGTATTGACTGCATTGAATGAGGATTTAAATAAAGTTCAGAATAATGTACGCCAAACCACCAAAACATTTGGTGATTGCTTTAAGTCTTTTTTAGCATTTAAAGAAGCTAGAGCTAATATTGATGAATTAAGTCAAAGTTTCGATAATTTACTCGTACCAGGTATTGCTCTAAATACACAAATGGCAGATTTAAGCGCCATTACTGGTCTAACAGGTCAAGGTTTAAAAGATATTGAAAAGGCCGCTCGTGATAGTGCCAAAACATTTGGTACAGACGCTAGTCAAAATGTCAATTCTTATAAATTGATTCTTTCGCAACTGTCTCCAGAGATTGCCAAAAATTCTCAAGCCATGAAATTGATGGGCAATAATGTAAATATATTGTCTAAAACAATGGGTGGCGATACCGTGGCGGCAACCGAGGTTCTAACCACGGCGATGAACCAATACGGCGTTTCTACTAAAGACCCAATTGCGGCGAGTAAAGTAATGGCCGACATGATGAACGTGATGACGGCGGGTGCTAAAGAAGGTTCGGCCGAACTGCCACAAATCAAACAAGCATTAGAGCAAGTGGGTATGGTGGCGAAAACCACAGGGTTGAGTTTTGTAGAAACGAACGCCGCTATTCAAATGTTGGACAAGTCAGGTAAAAAAGGAGCGGAAGGCGGTGTGGCATTACGTAATGTTTTAACCACACTATCCGAAGGACGTTTTGCTAGTAAAGATGCCACATTTGGATTGCAACAGATGGGAATTAGTACAGCAACACTTGCCGATGCCAGTATTCCATTAACAGACAGACTGCGAATGCTAAAACCTGTTATGGGCGATACGGCATTGATGACCAAAGTATTTGGTAAAGAAAATATGGCGGCATCAATTGCATTAATCGAAAGCGCCGACGCACAGGATGAACTGGCAAAAAAGATTACGGGAACTAATACAGCAGTAGAGCAAGCTAATGTGGTAATGGGGAGTTATCAAGAGCGCATGAATCGTTGGAAGGCAACATTAACAGATGTTAAACTTGGCTTTTTTAGTGTAACCCAAAGCATTGCCCCTTTTATTCAAGGTGGATTTCAAGGACTAACAGTTGTGGCGCAAACTGCTTCGCATGTAAATGTTTTAACAAGTAGCTACGATGCTTTTAAAGATAAGTTGGGTGATACCAATAGCGGCTTAGGAAAAACATGGAAATCCTTAAGGCTCAATTATGCAATCATGATGGAAAGTAGTGTAATGACTTCAATTTCATCAATTGCAAATAAAATTTATGCCAAATCAATATCAAGTATAACAAGTGCTACAAGGTCGGCAACAGCCTCACAACTGGGTTTGAATTTGTCAATGTTAATGAGTCCTGTTGGTTTGGTTGTTATTGGCGTTATGGCTCTAGTTGGCACATTCGTTTATTTATGGAATCATTCCAAACGATTTAGAGAAGTTTTATTTGGAATTTGGGAAGCGGCAAAAGCAGTATTTACCAACATTGGAGTATTTATAAAACGAGTTTGGGATATGGTCGTTAAGCCAGTAATTATGGCATACTACACCTTTTACAAGTTTGTGTTTACCAAAATTTGGGACTTCATTAAATGGGTTTTCAATGGTATTGCCGCCATATTCGTTTGGCTTTATGAGCAAGCGGTGACAGTTCTTACTACCCTTAAAGATTTTGTGGTTGGCGTTTTCAACTGGATAGTAGAGCAAGTCAGCGGTGCATTAGCAACGGTTGGTTCTTTCTTTAGTGGTTTATGGAACTGGTTTAGTGGCGTGTTTTCGGGTTTTGCCAATTTTATTAATGAATGGCTTATCCAACCCATACGTGATGCCTTTGGCGGTATTTGGGATTGGATAATAGGATTATTTGAAAAAATTATGAACAAACTAACAGGCATATTCGCACCTATTAAAAAGTTTTTTAAATCCTTGTTTTCGTCAGAAGGAATGGCAGACGTAAATGTTGCTTACAAGACTGGAGAGAAAAAAGGAGCGGCAAGTTATGACAAAGACCACGCAAAAACTCAAAAGGTTGAAGTGGTCGGAAAAGTTGATAACAAAAAAGACAAAAACGCATTTGATGTTACCAAAGGTGGTGCAGGAATAATTCCTGCCACAAAACCAATTGGTGGCGTTGGTGCCAAAGATAAAAAAGAAAGTAGTGGTACTGGTGGCGGTTCGGGTTCCCGAAACATAACCATTGGTAAACTGATTGAGAATATGCACATTCATATTGGTGGCACTATCAGAGAGAGCAAAGAAAGTATCAAACAATCAATTACCGAAGTTTTATTGACTGCAGTAAATGATGTAAACCTAGCTAACTAATGCAAATAAATTTCCCAAGTCCAGCACAAGCGGCTATTACATTAGCTGGTCAAGCAATAGTAGCTGGAGCGTTTTCCTACGGAAAATTTACGCCACTTCTTGTAACAAAAGAAGACATAGAACTTAAAGGTTCTAACTATATAGGTGTGTCTACATTAACAAGTTTGGCATTTAATTATAAAGGAAATAAAATTGATTTTCCAGAATGTATCATTACCGTAAATCAAGAAAAAAACATAGTAACCACTCCAATGGAGGGTAGAGACGGAACTGTAAAAGAGTATATCAGTGATGGTGATTATACCATTGCAATGGAGGCGGCAGTTTGTAGTTATATCATCAATCAAAAAGGGGAAGCAGATTATCAAACAAGCCACGCATACCCAAAGGAACAACTGGAAAAGTTAATACGTTTTTTGAAAATAAAAGATGCGTTAGATGTGCAAAGTGATTTTTTAACACTATTCGGAATTACATCGGTTGTTGTAAAAAGTTACGAAATGGTACAGGAAACACATAGTAATAGACAAGCATTTACTATACAAATGTTAAGCGATACGCCTTACGAAATAAAAATAAATCAAGATGTTGCGATTAACAAGTGAGATAATTATTAAGGGTTCGCAAACGTGGAAGTTTAACGCACTAAACAATTGCACTATTGTTGAGGATATGGCAACATTAACTGATACCTGCGAACTGATACTACCCAAAAGAGTGGATTGGCAAGGGGCGAAACATTTTGAATTACCCATAAAACGTGGGGACAAAATAACGGTTAAACTGGGTTACGACGGCAATTTAAAAACCCGATTTGTCGGATACATTAGAACGGTAGATGCAAAGAAGCCAGTAAAAATAATGTGTGAAGACGGAATGTTTTTACTTAAAACGATTGATGTTAAAAAGAAAGGCTATAAGAATGTTAATTTAAAACAGCTAATTACTGATTTGCTTGAGGATACTGGGGTACAATTCGAATTAATTGATAAAGAAGAAATACCATTAGGGCAATATCGTATTTCGCAAAATACAGTCGCAGAGGAGTTAAACGAAATGAAAAATAAGTACGGTTTGAGAGCCTACTTTAGAACCCTAAACGGCGATTCAAAACTATATGTAGGTCTTGGATATCCTTTTTACAATAGAAAAAAAGAGAGTTTTATTTATGGCGAAAATATAATAAGTGAAGACTTTGTGTATCGAATTGCCAAGGATGTTAAAATAAAAGTCAAAGCAACGTCTTATGATAATAAAGACAAAAAAACTGAAATAGAAATTGGGGATAAAGATGGAGAACTGTATACCGTTTTTCGCAATAACATAACCCCAGAGGGTTTGAGACTTTTTGCAGAAAGCGAATTAAAGCGATTTAAAACGACTGGTTTTAAAGGCAGTTTTGAAACATTTGGAGAGCCATTTGTAAATAAATGCGACATCGCTCACATAGAAGCTTCAGACAATAATAAGGGAGATTTTCTAATAAAAAAAGTAGAAATAAACTTCGGAATGAATGGCTACAGACAAAAAATTGAAATAGGACAACCACTTACATAATGGAAAATGAACCAAACATAGCAGGTGTAATCAAAAAGATTTCAAAGTCAAGCGATGAAGTGTATGCCAAAGTTTGTGAAGTTCTCGAAGTGAACACCGAAGATAAAACGATTGATGTAAAACCAATTGACGATACTGCAGAAATATTTAATGTACGCCTGCAGGCGGAAAGCGAAACTGGAGGACTGGTTCTAATCCCTAAAGTAGGCAGTATGGTTTTGGTTGTTTTTTTAAATAAAAATAATGCGGCAGTTGTCAACACCAGTGAGATTGAAAAGCTTTCGTTAGTGATTTCGACTTGCAAATTTGAAGTTCACAATACAGGCTTTTTATTGCAAAAGGAAAACGAAACTTTAAAAAAAATAATGATTGATTTGGTGGGTGCAGTAAAACAAATGAGTTTCACATTAACCACTCCAGATACAATTAATGGAGCAACGACTTTGCTAAATAATACAAGTCAATTTACAAGTATTGAAACACGGATTAATCAGTTTTTAAAATAGGTTTAAAACATGAGAGATATACTGCTAGACGAAAACAATGACCTAAAAATTGTAAATGGCGATTTTTTAATTGGAGAGAGTACAAATCAAAACGTAGAACTTCTTTTTACAACTTCTCCAGGAGAGTGGAAAGAACATATTGAAACGGGTATTGCCATACAAAGGTCGAACAACGGAAATTTAGATCGCTTTTTAGATCGAACCATTAGGGTACAAATGGAGGCAGACGGATACCATATTGAAAAATTAGTTATTAATGAATTAGGCGTATCAATAGACGGACAATATGAATGATTATAAAGTATATGAAAATCAAACTTTGTATGATGTATGCGCTCACGTATATGGTCATATTGATGCCATAATGGAAATATCAATGATAAACGGAATATCTCCAACGGATGTATTAGTTACTGGGCAAACCATAAAGTTGATTGATATTAAACCAAATACATTAGTAAAAAAAGCATTAGAAAATAGAAATATTATTCCTGCTTGTGAATTAACCAATTTACAAAAACAGCAACTAGAAACAACAGGAATTGGTATAATGATTATAGAAAACACTTTTAAAGTAGCATAATGGCAAGAAGTATAACAGAAATAAAAGCACAAATGCTAAGCAACATTGCGGGCAATGATGACTTACAAGATTTAAACTCTACTAGTCGCGTTTCTATATTTGGTGCATTTGCTTATATAGTGGCCGTGGCTCATTTTACAGTAGAAAAGTTATTCGACATCCACTCACAACAAGTTGACAAAGCTATTTATGAAAATAAACCAGGTACTGCACGTTGGTACAGAAATATGAGTTTGGCGTTTCAATTTGGTTTTAATCTTTTGACTGATGATGACCAGTTTAATAACATAGGTTTTACAACCGAACAAACAGAAGCTTCGAAAATTGTAAAATATTGCTCGGTCAAAGAATCGTTAGAATCTAGTCGATTAATCATAAAAATAGCGGGCGAAAGTGGCGATAATCTAATTCCATTAACGGCTGCACAAATTACAAGTTTCAAATACTATATGAGAGAAATTGCTTATGCAGGTGTAAAACTTGAAATAGTAAATAATCCAGCCGATAAATTACAACTCATGATGCGAGTTTACAGAAATCCTTTAGTGATTAACGAAAACGGGAATAATATAATTACTGGAGGCAAAACGGTTGAAGATGCCATCAAAAAGTATATAAAAAATTTACCCTTTGATGGCGAGTTAGTTATTAATGATTTGATTGATTATTTACGAAATGTTCATGGCGTGATCAACGTACATATCATTTCTGCACAGTCAAGCTACAAAGATTTAGTTACAAATTTATATAAGCCATTTGTAAGCATAGATGTAAAAACGATTCCAGTTGCAGGATATTTTGAAGTAGAAAATTTTAACAATATAACTTATGTTATTTGATATAAATTTTAAAAAAATGGGAATAGGCTTTTTGCCTATTAATTTACGACAACCCAAAAACATTGCCTATGTCCTTGCCCTATTAGAACCAGTTGAGTGGCTATATTATCAATGGTTGCAAAAGCGAGATTTCGATTGGTACAGACTAAAGCATACGGGTCAAGTTTGCAAATTACGAAAGGTGCTCAACGACAATTTAGACAAAAGTTTGAGACGGATTTATATAGCCCAAGGCACAGCATTTCCACGAAAATATATTTACACAAAAGCAGAAAATAAACCTAAATATTTAGGCACGTATTTTATAAAAAGTCAAGACGAATATGAGAACACAGGAGTCGATTTTATTGTTTTTGTGCCCACAGAAATTAAAACCGCATCGATAGACCAACTTAAGTATTTATTAAATTATTACAAACTCGCAGGCAAGCGATATAAGATTGAAGCAATATGAATTATCAAAATTTTAATCAAAGTGGTGGTTTCCCTTTCCAAACGGAAACACTCCACGAAATGCAAAAAGCCTATACACTTTTTAATAAGTTCTGCGATTTAGCAGGAAACTATGCTATTATTTCGGGGTGCTTGGTTACAGGCGGTGCGGTTTCTAATGGTGCTGTTTTTATAAATGGCGAACTATTAGAATTTAAAGGCGGACAACTTGGAACCGATGTTATCATCGTTGAAGAAATTACGGCTCAAGAGTTTGAAGACGGGAACGATAAAAATGTATTATTCGTACGTTACGCCACTTTCGGAATTGGGGCAACTTCATTTCCTTGGACAAATTTTAAACGTCCAAAAACCACTATTGAACTCACAGAAAAAACACAGGCAATACAAACTAAACTAGATGATATAGAAGATGGTGCAGAAGTAAATGTACAAGCTGACTGGAATGAGACCGATGATACAAAAAAAAGCTACATAAAGCATAAACCCACAATTACTGATCCGTTTTTAATGAAAGGCACTTATCCTATAGGAGACCCTATGGGTAGCGAAGATTCAAAAACAGTTACTTTTTCAAGTGTAGGAACTTCAAACTATATGGTGTTGGGTTCATTAGTTTCAAAGGGCACGTTTAATTTTGATAATGATATTAATTATGCTATAAAAGATAAAACACCGACTAGTTTTAAAATCATTTTAAATGATGCTGGAACCCCTTCTCAGGTTCAAAATTTAGATTTTGATTATGCACTACTAAAATTATAATATATGGCAATAGTAAATTTAACAACGATTAAAAACTGGTTTACAACTGGTTCAAAACCAACCCAAGCGCAATTTTGGGACACGTGGGATTCATTTTGGCACAAAGATGACAAAATACCTATTGCACAAGTAGAAGGAGTGCAGCCTATTTATGATGCGATAAATAACCATATAAAAGATACCAATGCGCACGCTGGGCTTTTGTCATACTCTAGGATTTACCCTTTTGGAACCTTCCAGATATTTAAAGCAGCGGGCAATACTAACGGCGAAACTCTAGAAATAAGAGATTTTGGGAATGGTTTTATAAATGAAGCAACTTTTATGCCATTTGGTATATTTCTAGGCGGCAACCCAAAAGAGCTTGCGAGCTGGGATACAAGCCCCATGTATTACCCAACCCCCGAAGTTATTCCTACCCTTCCCATACCAGGAGAAGCGTCTAGATAATTAATTTTTTAACCCTTAAATATTTTATACAATGAAAAGAATTCTTTTAATTTTCGCACTAACAATATCGTTAGTTGCAAGCTCGCAAACTCAAAACTTCACAGGCGTGAAAACTTTTAATAGTCCGCCGAAGTTCAAAAATCTTATTCAAAACGATTTGAATACAAAAATATTAACCCTTAGCGCATCAGATGTTTTGCAATGGAAAAATGCTAGTAGTTTAGGTAGCACACCTAATATACAATCGGTTCTTACTGCTGGAAATGTAACCACTAAAAGCATTGTTTTTGATAATGCAGGAAGCAACACTAGGATAGGTGGAGGTTTCATAAGTATTGCAAATGCAAATGATGACCCCGCTTGTTATTTAGATAATTCAAGCATCTGGTTTCGAAAAGGAGGTTTAAGTAATATATTAAGAGCCAGAGATGTTGAATGTCCAGAATCTGATGTTTATCTGCCAAATAAGCCAGGTAATCTAGGCGTGTCTGTAAACAACATACCTTTCGATGCATCGGGAAATGTAAATCTCATTACTACAACAGCGCCATTACACGCAAGAGATACAGGAAGGGTTGGAGAAATTAGAGTAACAGCGCAGTATTTATATGTGTGTATAGCGACTAATGTTTGGGTCAGAGTAGCCGTTAGTTCGTTTGATGAAATTTATGGTTAAAAATATAAACATGAAAAATTTATTTTCTAAAAACTGGGCATTTATTGGCTGGTTGCTTGCGGTGCTTTTAGACAAAGGTACAGGATTTGTAGCACATTTTGTTTCCGATGCTTTTTGGCAAAACTTCATTTACATGATGGGAACTGGAATATTAGGTTATTTCTGGACCTCGAAATATAATGTCGCAATTGCAAAAAAGAGATTGCGAAAGTAGCCACTTCAAAGGAGGATTGAAGTAAAAAAAGTCCTCCAACATTTTAAATCTCTACCACAGAATATTTAAAATATAGCACGAAGCCACAGGCGTTGGAGGACAATAAGTCTTCTATGCCTGTGGCTTTGCTATTTTATATTCTGTGGTGGTACAAAAGTAAACTAAAATTTTATATATGGCAACAAAACCATTTTTATACAAACAACAATACGGCGTTATTGTTATTTGCGAATCAGAAGACGATCAAAAAAAGGTCTTTGAAGAATTACAGAAAAAAGGATTAAAACTAAAAGTAGTAACAACATGA